AAGCGTCGGCGCCTCCCTGGGGTTGGCGGGCCCCCTGCCGTCGCTGCCGCTGGTTCTGGGTGGCGAAGCCCATCTGCTGCGGCTGCTGATTCTGATAGGGCGGCTGCTGGTAGCCCGGCGGCGGTGCCTCACCGCCATCATCCACTCGCTGCTCCGTTTTGGGGCCGCAAAAGTGAATCTTCTGGACCACAAACTCGGTGGCGGTGCGCTTCTGACCGTTCTTGTCTTCGTAGGAGCGGGTCTGGCACTGGCACTCCACAAGAGCCGTGCTTCCCTTGCGGAAATACTGGCAAACGAACTCTGCCGTTTTACGCCATGCCACGAAATTCAGCCAATCGGTAGCCCGCCGGCCATCCTGACCGACATTGTCCCGGTCAACGGCCATGCGAAAGCTGGCGACTGTCAGGCCGCTCTGTGTGGTCCGCATTTCAGGATCAGCAGCGAAGCGGCCCTGAAATGTGCAATTATTCAGCATACGCGTTCTCCTGCCTGACGTTGCAAAATGCGTTCCGCATCTCCTGCACGAAAGTGCCAGTGTTGTAAGCATCACCGTTGGCGCTCTTCTGGTAGATGATGGCGAGCTCGGTCTGTGCCCGAAGCAAGTCCTTGTACTCCTCAACCGGGATAGCGATGGTCTGGACGTTCAAATCTTCCATAACTGGTTCCTTTCTTCTCGCATGATGCGGACCACCTTGCGGCACTGGTCCACATCGAACATTCCAATATGCGTAAATTCAATCGGGGTGCCCATCTTCTCGGACAGCCAGCGGTAGGCCTCATTCCGGCGGCCACGGTAGGGACCGTATTTCCAGAGCGGGTCAAATGCTGCATGAGCTGCCTTTTTCCAGTTGCGCAACTCCGAATTTGCCAAGCGGCCAAGGGGTTTGTCAGACCCCTTGTGTACGCCGACATAGGCACCGCAGCGAGGGCAGAGGTAAATCATGCCGAAGCTGTGGCCGTGGTAAACCACCGAACTGTCTACGAAGTCTGCGGGCGTTCCGCAGTAGTCGCAGATGACGATTCGGCCTTTCATCGTGACCATTCCTCCTTGTACCGGGCCAACTGCTCCGGGGTATCCGTCTCGATACCCAGAGCCTTGGCTTCATCAATCGCACCGTCAATCAGGTGTGAAAATTCTTTCGTGTCCATCTTGCTGGTGTCCTTGTAAACCAAGTAGCAGTTGAACCATTTTCCGTCCTCTTCCCGCACATCAAAGCAGCGGGTGTATTTGTAGAGGTCGTGAACATCCACGCTGACCGGAAGTTTGAAGCCCACGGTGCAGCCATCCTTATCTCTCGCAACCGTGCCGTAGGCCACAACCAGCCGCTCTTTCACAAGGTCGTCCGATTCGCCAGTTTCGGCGGCGATCTTGTTGACCAGAACATGGAAGTAGGCGTTTGCACTGTGGCTGCGCTTGTTGCGGTGCTTCTTGATTTCAATGTCCAGCAGCGGCTCCTGATTCAGCTTGTCCCACAGACTTCGGAAATCAGAATCAACTTCCAGCGTGATACGCTGCTTGCGGTTCAGGCTGAAGCTCATATCCACCAGCCGCCCGGTCATAAGGCTTTCCAGTGTTCTTTGAACACATCCATCAGACCGAAAGCATCCAGCCAGTCGAAAAAGTCCGCAATGATGGGGCAAATGTCAGGCGTTTCATCCCGGCGATAGCACTCTGTCCAGACATCCATGCCGTTGCTGACAAGGTAGGAGAACGTCTGGGCCTCCGGGATCAGCAGCATATAGGTAGGATGCTGGGTGCTGGAATAGAACTTTCCGCGCTCGTAGCCCTTGCTGAACTTGATGTCGTAGATGGTGCCGGCTTTCAGGGCATCGAGGCGACCATACAGAACCACATCCATGCCGCGTAACTGAATCTTCCGGCGGGCTTTGAACTGCAGTTGCCCGCCATTGACGATGGCAGCAATCTGCCCGGCAGCCCAGCTCCACGGATTGTTGGGGTCATCGTGGCCGTTGACAATGGCAGTCACGAGGTTCTCAAAGTCGATGCCGTTCTGCATGGCCTCTGTGCGAGGTGTAGGTTCACGTTTCAGAACCAGCATGAATTCCGCCAGAGGGTCGCCCTCGGTGGTCAAATCCTCGTAGGGATTCTCCCGGATAAGGTGCAGCCACGAGGACAGCAGCGAGTGAGTAATGAGGTATGCAGCCATTTACTGCGCCTCCTCTGCGGATTTGGGAACGTACTTGACCGCGTTGGAATCGAATGCCAGACCGATGGCAGCGATTTTGGCTTTCCACATAGCGTTCAGTTCCCGGCTGGAAGTCAGGTGATGCTGCAAGCCCTTGAACGGCTGCATAGCGGCATTGGCGGTGTCTGCATCCTTGATGCCAGCAATGATTTTGCTGCCCTCCTGCATAACCTGTTCGTACGCCTCGTTCTCCTTGGCGTTTGCAGCTACTTCCTCGGCGGCCTTGCTGTTGTACTCCTCGAACAGCTTGGTCAGGAAGTCGTTCTGGCTGCCGGGAGTGAGGGCCGGAATCTTGTAGATGCCGTGGATGCCACGGGTGCCTTTGGCGAAATACTTCTCGCAGTTGGAGAAGCCAATGGTGCGGTCGTTGCCGTACATCTCCACGAAGCCGCCCAGATCCATAGGCTCCCAGACGTTGTTCTTGGTCTGACCCTCGACCTTGATGCGGAGGCGGGTGTTGTCGCCATCCTTTTCCTCGGTGGCGTGGAAAACGACCACGATGTTCTTCTTCAACTCATAGAAGCAGTAGTCCATCAGCCGAACGAACTCACGACCTACGAAGCCGTAACCTTTGAGGGACAGGCTGCCATCACGCTGGCCGTACTTGGGGTTCTGCTTGATAGCCCACAGGCCCATCAGGGAAATCAGCTTACCGGCGGTATCAAACACCAGCGTCTCAAAGTCGTTGAGGTTCTCCGGTTTCAGGTCGTTCAGGATCTCGTCATAGCTGCGGGGCTGGATGTACGGCATACGATACCGGGGCTCGATGCGGTCAATGCCGAAATCACAGTCGATGTGCAGCGGACGGGGTGCGGACAGGGCCAGAGTGGACTTGCCGATGCCGGGGTAGCCAGCAATCAGCATACGGATTTTCTTTGCGCCATCCTGAATGTCGTTGGGATTGCGAATCATAATGTTTACTCCTTTTCTCTTGGTGGGTTTACTTGTGGAACATAACGGTCTTGCCAGTGGTACGGTTCAGCAGAACCATGTGATCCGGGGCATCCCGGACGCAGAGGTACAGGCGGAAGTCCCAGCCCTGTGCGGAAAGGGCCTCTTTCTGCTTGCGGGTCAGCTTTTTGCCTCTTACTTTCAAAAAATCACCCCCTCCTCGGCCTTGTTGACAGCGATGTTCAGAGTGATGGTCTCCCGGCAGCGGAGGCCGAAGTTGCCGCCCGGGCCGAACATCTTGGTTTTCTCGAACTCCTTTGCGCTGTACACGCTGGCACAGTTGAGAACATTGGGAATGCGGTCAGGGTGGACTGCCCGGAACGCCTGACACGCCATGTGGTAGTTGGGTGCCCAGATCTCCGTCCATCCTCCGCAGTACGGCTGAACATCATCTGAGCCGTATGTGAAGTAGAATTTTTCCAGGTCCATCACTCAGCCTCGCTTTCGTTCTTGATGCAGATACCGAGCGCAGAGAACAAGAGCATCAGGCCAACTTCATCTCCGTCATCCAGGCTCATAAAGTCGAGCTCCCCGGCCACAAAGCCCTCACGGAGAATCACAGCGGTGCCCACAATGGGCTGACCATGTTCCGGCGTACCGTAGAGAATGCTGGCAATGTTGTTGATGGCGTAGCCTTTCAGCAGTCCCTCATCATCAATCACCATGCACAGTCCTTCCGGCAGATACTTTGGATGAACCACCTCAATGCAACCGCCGACCTCTTTCTGGAGGTTGTCCAGCAGCGGTTCGCCGAAGTCCTTGAACTGCATCTGATTCTCGGTGTCGAATACCAATCCTTTCATAAAATCACTCCTTTTCCGGGAAGCACTCATGGACTTCCCATGCGTCTGCGGCCTCCAAACAGCGGTCGCAGCCAACGATTACGCCGTCATCGGTGCGGTAGATGGTATCGCACCTCTGGTGGCAGAGGGGGCACACAGGAGGCTCAGGGTAGCCAGCTTCTTCGTCAGCCGGATACAGCATCCAGCACCTCCCGGAGCTTGCGCCCCATCCAGCGGCCTACATCATCGAACATTCCCATGCTGTCCAGCCAGACAAACAGGGCTGCGATAACAGAGGTCACAGCAAACTGCGCCGCCAGGGCACGAGCTGCGGCCTGTTCGGCGGTGATGCCGCACACGATCATCAGAATCCGGGTCATTCCTTACACTCCCTTTCTTTGCGAGCCTTACGGGCGGCCATCTGGGCCTCCAGCTTCTCGCGGTTCCCGGGCTGGGCGATGAATTTTTTGAATCCCGCCAGCGTCACGCGGCCAAAGCTCTCACCGACTTCCGGGGGAATATCGGCCACGTTGATGTGAATTGTGGTGTCCATGTGGTCCTCCATGTGTTGCCTGTAGATGTTTAATCTACATCAGCCGCAAAAAAATATGCTCTCCTTCTCATTGACATCAATGTCCAGGAGAACGCAGAGACCCTTGATCTCGGATGCGGTAAACTCAGACTTATTGCGGAGTTTGTTCAAAAAACCCTGATAAGTCAGGCCGATTCGGGTTGCAACATACTTCATCTTATAGCCGGACTGGTCAATTTTGATTCGGAGCAGATTTGTGTTGGTCACGGTGGTATCACCTCGCTTTCTCTTCGGCTGTAGATGTTTCATCTACTGGGCGTATATTACCACATCGTTGATGTATTGTCAACAAGTTTTTTTGAAAAAGCAAAAATATGTTGACGATACAGGTACGCGTGTACTATAATAGCATCAGAAGATTTTGGGAGGACTATGATATGACTATTGGACAGAGAATCAAGGTTCGGAGAGAAGAACTCAATATGTCCCAAGAGGAACTGGCTAAGCGTATCGGTTACAAATCGCGTTCCTCCATCAACAAAATAGAGCTTGACCTTTATTCGTTGCAGCAGTCCAAAATCAAGGCTATTGCTGATGCACTTGATACGACCCCGTCTTACATCATGGGGTGGGATGAAGAAGCCAGCCGGAATGAGTGGGCCTCTAAATTCCGTGACAGCGTGATGCAGATTTTGAATAATGCGGATCCGGCCGACTTAGAGGCTGCTGGCATCAGCGTTCAGGAAATCGAAGAAGAACTGAGCGGCAGCGACTCTATTTCGTTGGTGACGGCCTGCGCCATTGCGGATGAGCTGGGCGAGTCGCTGGATTCTCTGCTGGGTCATACTCCCAAGGAAATGATAAAGGCCGCCCTCCAGCAGGAGGACGGCCAAACGGCTGAAATTATTGAGCTGCTTCTTGATTTACCGGCAGATCGGCAGCAGGAGGCGTTGAGCTATCTTCGTTACCTTTCAGGGCGTGCAGAAAAATAAGCAATCGCTCCTTATCAGCATCCGACAGTTTTTTGATTTTGGCAAAGATATCCGACCATTCGCTCGTAGTCATACGGCATGGCTCCTTTCTCAAATTTACTGTCGGCAGCAACTGAATTATATCAAATACGCACCCGCTTTTCAGGGATTCGTAGAATTATACCGAAAATCGGAAAAATATTGCGAATTTTGAAGAAGATAATCGTGAGGTGATGGTTGATGGCCCGAAAAAAGAATATTGCTGCGGGTCAGAATGCCGTCATTTATGCCCGCTATTCCTCCCACAACCAGCGAGAGGTCAGCATTGAGCAGCAGGTCAGAGAGTGCATGAAGCACGCTGCCGAGCTGGGGCTGCACGTCGTTGGAACCTATGAGGACAGGGCCATCAGCGGCAAGACCGATAAGCGGCCCAACTTCCAGCAGATGATGCGGGATGCTGAAAAAGGGAAGTTTCAGGCCGTCGTGTCGTGGAAGTCTAACCGCATCGGCCGCAATATGCTTCAGGCAATGGTCAACGAGGCGAAGCTGGACGATTACGGCGTAAAGGTGTTTTATGCCGAGGAAGATTTTGACGATACTGCCGCCGGGCGTTTTGCACTGCGGAACATGATGAACGTCAACCAGTTTTACAGCGAGAACATGGCAGAGGACATCACCCGGGGGCTGTATGATAACGCCAGCAAGTGCATGGCAAACGGTCGGCAGCCCTTGGGCTACAAGCGGGGTGAGGATGGCCGTGTGGTGCTGGATGAAGCGAATGCGGCCGTTGTCCGGGAAATATTCACCCGTGTGGCTGCTGGTGACCTGTTCGTGGACATTGCGCGAGATCTCAATGCCCAGGGCATCAAGACCAGCAAGGGAGCCAACTGGAACAAAGGCAGCTTCCAGAGTATTTGCCAGAACGAGCGGTACCGGGGCATCTACATATACGGGGATGTCCGGGTGGCCGATGGCATTCCACGCATAGTGAGCGATGATTTGTGGTACAGGGTACAGGAGGCCATGAGGATGAAAAAGAATCCAGTCGGAACCCGGCACCGTGTCGGGGCAGAAGATTATCTGCTGACCGGGAAGCTGCGCTGCGGGCATTGTGGCAGCTACATGACGGGCGTATCTGGCACCAGTAGAAACGGCGAGCTGCATTACTACTACACCTGCCAGAAGCGGCGCACCGAGCACGCCTGTGACAAGAAGAACATCCGCCGGGATGTCATTGAACCGGCTGTGGCTCAGGCCATCAAGATGTACTGCTTGACCGATGATGTCATTGCGTGGATAGCAGATCGGACGGTCGAATACTGGGAAAAGCACGACAATGACCTCCAGATTGAGGCGTTGGAGCAGCAGTTGGAGGAAAATAAAAAAGCCACCTCGAATATGCTGAAAGCCATCGAGATGGGGATTATCACAGAGGCCACCCGCACCCGGATGGTTGAGCTTGAGACTGAGCAATCCCGGCTGAGCGTCCAGCTGAATGTGGCCAAAGAGGATGTCGTGAAAATCGACCGGGAGCAAATCATCTCCTATCTGGAACTGCTGCAGCAGGGTGACATCTACGACCGGGATTTCCAGATGGAGCTGTTCAAGAACTTCCTCGTGGCCGTCTATGTCTATGATGATAACCGCATGAAGCTGGTTTTCTCCTGCATGGGAGACCAGAACAGCGTTGAGATTCCCTTGGAGACCGGAGAAGACCCGCCGGATGGCGGGCTGTCACCGGATGCTAAAATGTTCGTTTTGACTCCTGATAGCTCCACCAAAAAAGCACTGTACTTCGTTTGAAGTATGGTGCTTTTCTTTTTGCTTTCTTAGAGGTTGCATCGAGAATCAGCCAAATGCCTGATTTTGCAGGCGCATGGACGGCAACCCCCAATTCTTGCTGTTTGGTTGTTTTTGAAAATACTGGTTCGATGCCCGACTGTTTTGCAGGCGAACGTATCACTCTCCCTCGATGTACGGAGTAAGGTCGAAGTTGAACGAGATGTTGATCTGGTATCCGCGATATACGTCTACCCTGCGGATGAGCTGGTTGACGATCATCTTCTTCGCTTCAAAATTTGCACTGTCGTATAGGTCAGCATAAGAAATCAGTTCATCATACAGCCGCGACACTTTATCCATCAGCTCTGCCGTTTTCTCCAGTTCTTCACTGGCCGCTTCGCAAAGGTTTTCCAGCTCCGTGAGTTTCTCTTCCTGCACTGTAATCATTTCGGCAAGGGTTTCTCTCGGTAACACGCTTTCACCTTTGATGCAAGCTAAAACCTCGGTTTTCAGTGCCAACAGGTCTTTTTCTGCCTTGTTCCGCTGCGTTTGCAGGTCTTGCAGATGGTTTTTACGCTCCGTAGTTTCTTTTTCGTAGCGTTTTGTAACGATCTGCTCTTTCGGGATACCCCTCATTTTGGAAAAAATCTGGCGCACCGCCTTATCAATGATCTCATCCAGAATGTGGACGGTATATCCCGTCTGCCCGGTGCAGTTGGTCTGCTTGCGGAGCTTTCCGTAACAGGTATAGCGAATACGCAGCGTATCGTCTAACGAACCATCTGCCATTTTTCGCCATTTACGGCTGCTGGTCAGTTCCAGCTTTGCACCGCAGTGTCCGCAGTAAGCGTTGCCGGCAAGCAGCGACTTCCCATGGATGTTCAAAGGAAGGCGATTTTCGGCTTCCGCAGTTGAGCGTACAGAACGTTCATTCCGAATGCGCTGTGCGTTTTCAAACTGTTCCTGCGGGACAATCTGCAAATCCGGCATCAATTCTGACCGTGCATCCCCACAACGGAGAACGCCGGTGTAGGTCAGGTTTTGTACCATCCCCCGAATACTTGACGGGTGCCAGCATTTACCAGACCTTGCACGATAGCCAGAATTGTTCAGATAGGTGGCGATGTGCTGCGGACCATAGCCCTCATACACATACTTGTCAAAGACGATCCGCACTACGGCAGCTTCCTGTTCGTTGATGTGCAGTTCGTAGAGTTCGTGTTTGCGCTTGTTGATACGCCCACTCCGTACAAGGTCATAGCCATAAGGCGCATTTCCGCCCTTGAAGTGACCTTCTTCTACAAGCTGGCGCAGACTGGTGCG